AAATCGGGAACGTTAAAAGTTGATGCGCCATCTCCAGCTCCATAAGTTGTACCAACAATTGCAAACAACGCAGAGTAAGTTGATCTTGAAACTGCTGCTCCGTTACATTCTAAGAAACCTGTTGGCACTGAAGCAGAAGACCACGGCACGATAGTTGCTGTAGGAATTCCTTCAATACCTGTAAGGTTTGCTCCATCAAAATCGTATTTAGTTGCTTCGTAATTAGACATATTCTATTTCTCCCTGTAGCTCCATCCTGTTGTAGCGTCTCCAGAATAAACTAAACTAAAACCAGCACCTTGTGTATTAACAACTAAGTCTGAGGCTGCGTTAGCTATATTAGAGCTATTTCTTCCAACAGTCAATGCGTTAGTATTAAAATCATAACCTTGGTCCATGAATGAAATTTCATCTCCTATGGCAGGTGAGGCTGGAAGTGTTACTGTAACTGCTCCACCATTTGTATTTACTAAAAGTTGAGCACCAGCTTGGACTGTTTCAGCTGCAGTGATTGCTCTCCAATTTCTTTGTTCAGTAAGTTTTACAACATTTGTTCCATCAGCAAAAACTACGTAATTGTTTCCTTCACAAAGTAAAACTCCTGTTCCTGATGCTGTTTTAAAAGTTAAAGTGTAACCTGCGTGGTCAGTTCCATCTACAATGTTGTAGACTTTTTCAATACTATCTGGAACAGTTACTGTTCTATTTGCAGCTAATGTTCCTGTAAATTTTAAAGTTGCATTTCTTGCATTTGAAATAGTTGCGTCATCCATTGTAAGAGCTACATCGGACGATGCTACAGCTATTGCTTGATAACCTGCAACTGCTTGTTGCACTAAATTTAAATTTGTATTTGTCTTAGTTCCCCATGTACCAGCGTTTTCACCGGTAGCCATTAGTTCTAGTTTAAGATCTGACGAAAATGTTGATGCCATGTTTATGTCCTTATTTTGGTTATTTTATATTATCTATTCATTATAAAGTCAATTATAATTATGCAGGTGTTTTTATTGTATAACCTGAGCTGACTTTAGGTGTTAATGTTCTGTAATATTGAAGAATTAATCCAGAATCACCGACACTTGCTGTTGCTTGTACTCCTGTTAATCCCACAACATCTGCAGGTGTAATAGACCCTGTGCTTGCTGTTGATGAGACTCCTGTTAATGGAACTCCTATTTCTAATGTAAGAGAACCTAAATTACTTGTTAAAGATTGTCCTGTAGGAATTATAATTTCCTGTCTTGTTACCTCTACATCTCCTATAGAAGATGTTGCCAACACTCCTGTTAGTCCTACAACATCAGCAGGTAAAATAGATCCAACGGTAGAAGTTGCTTGTACTCCTGTTAGTCCCATAACATCGGCTGGAGCAATACTTCCTACACTAGCTGTTGTGGTAACACCTGTTATAACAGGTGTAGAATCTATAGCAAAACCTAAAGAACCAACACTAGATGTAGAACTAACTCCTGTTATGTCTATAAGTTCTTCTGGTACAACTGTTAATGACCCAACACTAGCTGTTGCACTAACTCCAGCTGGTTGTTCTACTTTATTAAAAGAATCTCCATAAGGCTCTTCACCCCAACCATTTCTACCCCAACCAACTAATGTACCTGCGTTATCAAAACTTCCAAGTTCTGTTGTTGAGCTAACTCCTGTTGGAGATACTACGGATGTTAAATCTAAAGTTAATGATCCTAATGAAGAAGTAACACTTACACCTGTTAATTCTGCATCAATTTCTTGAGCTGCTACAATACTTCCAATACTGGAGGTTGCACTTACGCCGGTTGGTGTGAATACTATAGGGCCTTGATCACCCCATTCGTTTTGTCCCCAGACGCCTGTGTTCCAAGTATTAGACATAAGGAGTTACTCCCTATGCTATTCGAAGTATAGCGTTCGATGCGTCTGCTGTTGGAAATTGAATTGTGAAAGTTCCACTTGATACAGTTTTATCTCCACCAAATGCAATAGCACAAACTGCTCTATCAGAGTTTGTATCATTATAAATCAAACAACCATTTGCTGTAAATGAAGCAGAAGTAAAACTAACGTCTGCAAAATCACAACATGCAGTATCAGTTGATAAAGCCGGAGTTACACTTGTAAGTGTTGCACCACCTGCAGAATAAGCTGAACCTGATGTGTTAGTAATTTCATTTGATGAACTGTATGCTGTAGTTGATTTATTTAAAGTAGCACTACTTGTGTATAAAGCTATTTTAAATGTATTTCCAGATGACGCTGTAAAATTATGTAAGCCTTGTAAAACTTCTGTTTTAAAACTGTTACATACTGCCGATGTTATTGCCATAATATTTTTCTCCTAATTACTGAGGCGGTGACTCGATTGGAATTCTTAGTGTACCATCCGTGTAATCGTCTCGTCTTCTTCTTCCAATTTGCATTGCTGCAAACTTTTGTAACTCTGTTTTATATCTATTTTCATATAGTGTCAACATATCTGTTGGACCTTTTAAAAACATAAAAGCTTCTACTAAACATGCATATAATAATCCTTGTGGAAAGTAATTACTAACATACGTACCACCTGTATTAGTTTCTAAGCCTGTAGGTTGAGCATTATAATGGATAATATATTGATAATTTTGATCAGGTGTTGGAGCTACAAATATAGCCCCAGAAGTAGCTGAGTTTTCTCCTGTAGTAGCACCACCAAACATAGAATAATATTTAGGTAATCCTTTAACATTTTGTCCCGTAGATCCACCTGAAGGACCTGTTGCTTCTCCAACATATTCAGTAATAAAAGTTTGATCACGTCTCTCTAACCAAAATCCTTGATCAGTAGTAGCGGATGTTGAATTAAATACTTGTACACCTCTAACAAATAAAGTTTTTGTTGGCACTGTTATACTATTAAAGTTTTGTGCAAACTGTCCTTGTGCCATAATTCTATCAGAATCCATAGGAACATCTAAATTAATTCTGTGTTCTGCGTTTTCTATAAATCTATTTATAACAGCAGCGGTAAATACGTTTGCATCTACTTCTGTGTAGTTTCTAATATCATCTGTTAAAGTTGCGTATGTATATCCTGCCATTATGCTTTTAAGGTTACCGGTCCAACTGAGACTGGATATCCTCCTCCTCCGTTTACAACACTTGTTGCGTTTGTGTCAGCACTAAAATGAAACCAATCTGTTCCGTTTGTTCCATCGGTATTTATAGCACCATTAATATATTTTCCTACAGTTATAGTATATCCAACAGCTTTTGCAATCGTAGATCCTGTTATTCCTCCCACTCCATTTGGAGTACTAAAAGTACCCGCTGTTCCTGGTGAACCTCTAAATCTTTTTACATCACCAGTTTCATAACCATGACCAGGTAACAAAACGTTCACAATGGGTGATCCTACTTGATATGTTTGAAAAGGATTATTTGGTAAAATATCTAAAACAGGAAATTCTACTCTTGCAGGTCTTGCATGTTGTAATCCTTGTGGGTCCGCTCCTACAGGATGTGGTTCTAATTGTGGTTGTTTAGGTTCAAATTCAGAAATATGTACCCAAGCACCAGTCCATTCTTTTACCATTTCTCTATATGGAAACGCGGCTCCTGATCTATCAGATATTGCTAATGCTCTACTACCTTTTGCAAATCTAGCCATTATACGTTTGGATAGTATGTCTTCGGAGTAATAAATGTACTAGCTGCAGAACCGTCTTCAGATAATGCTCTAGCTAATTCATCCTCGTACAACAACTTCATCTCCTGTGTTCTTTGTGGTGCAAACTTCATAGATAAATAATATGACAGTCCTGAAACCATACATGGTACAAATCTAAAAGGTGTATCACTTGCGTTAGTATAAGCTCCTGCATCTTGTATTCTTCTAACATAATAAACATTTAAAAAATTTGATGCAGCAGTTGAGTTAGGTAAAGGATAAATAGTTAGTGTGACTTTGTCTATAAATCTTTGTACCCAAAACTGTGACGGTGTTCCACTCGATGCCTTATTTGCAGTCGCAGCATATGCATCTCTTGCAACTTTAGTTAATCCAATATCTGATTGGTTTGTTGTGTTATAGTTTTGTCTGTAAGAAACATTTAAGATATCTGAAATACCATAAACATTTGCTGTTGGAACTGTTGTAGCTTGTGGTGGTTCACCACCTCCAGGCACATCTGTAGCATTTCTATAGAAAGTATAAACACCAGATCCTTCAGCTGTAGCATCAATATTGGTTGTTGAACCTTGAACTAAGTTAACATTAGTGTTTCCTACTTCCCAAAAATGTATTCCTCTATTACCCCATTCTTGAAATAAAATGTTTAGTGATCTTCTTGCAGTTTTAATTTGGT